AAGAAGGGACAAGGAAACAGATAAGTTGTATAAGAAGTACCAAAGGTTCATAGACTAAAAGAACTAAGTTTTTACTGCCTAAGTAAATGCTCTGCCAATGGAGATATAAAATCTTAGAGTGGTTTGCCATACAAGGCGATGAGATAATAGTCGGAGAATTTCTGAGTGGGTTTCGTGGGGGTAGGGCAACGCCTGGTAGGATGTTTATATACAAACCCACAAAAAGGAAGTATGATTATGTAGACTATACGGGCAGGTTTAGAGGCAAGGTTTTAGATATTTGCGAATTAACCTGTTACCTAGAGATTTTGGGGTACATAAAATTTATAGAAGCAGAAGATGGAGAACCAAAAGCTACTCGATAAGATAGCAGCGTACAAAAAGTCCTCGGGATTAAACAACTGGGACGATAAGAGTATTTCCAGAGAGTGCAGACGATTAGAAGACAAACTTTCTATAGAACGAGTTGAACCAAAGCAGTATAAAATGCTTCGTAAGATTGCCGAGGATTTGAGGATTGGCGAAAAGGTTAACCTTGAAGCAGCAGCAAGGTATGCAGGCTACCCTGATTGGCAGGCTAAACGACCTGAGACTGCAATACTTCGCAATATTGAACCTGCTCTATTTACTGAGTTAGTAGGTATTAACAGAAACGAGATTGAAATGGAACTTATGAAGGTTATGAAGCAAGACGAGGACTTGAGTGCTAAAAACAAGGCTATAGACCTGGCGTCTAAAATAGCAGGTATGAGTGCTCCAGAGAAAGGATTTCAAATTAATATTGTAAACGACGGAATAACCGTTGCCGACTAATGCCACTTAAAAGAAGATACACAGTAACACAAGTAATCAGAAAGCAATCCCTGTTTCAAACAGCAGTGCCTTTTGACGTTGTCCTAAACGGAGAGGTTATAGCGACTGTTGTAAAGCCTCAGGGGGTGTGGAGAGAGTGTGAGAATTGTAAGGAGAACACCCAGAACATAATCCAGTTCCAAGACGAGAACCTTAATTGGAAAGAAATAATATTATGCGATAAATGCAGTGAGCAACTTCTTAGATAGGTTTACTGACAAGGTAAAATGCTATGCTTGCAGAGGGATATTCTTAAGAGGGCAGACTCTTATAGTGCAAAATGAAAAGGGTAAGTTTAGGGTTTGCCGAGATTGCTTTGCTCTCTACCAAGAAAAGAAAATGAACAAGGATTACCAAGACGCTAAGGATAATGTAAAACTGTTTAACCTAAAAGAAACTGACGCTTACGAGATAATGAAAAAGAAAGAGAAGTTTCTAAAAGATATTAAAGAAGGAAGAATATAATGTCAGAACACAGAATAGACACGAGTAATTTAAGACTAGTCATGGATGGCAAGGTTCTCTACGACCCTATGCCACAACAGAGGAAGTTCCACCTAAGCCCTGCTAAATTCAGACTATTCGGAGGTTCTGCTGGTGGTGGAAAAACTATAGGTATTATTGGAGAGGCTCTACTTCGTAGTATGAAGGGTGACATTCCTCTTACTGGTGCGATATTTAGAAGAAGTTTCCCAGAACTAGAGGCTACGATTATTAGAACTATGCTCAATCTATTACCCACGTGGTTTTATAAGTACAATCAGCAGCAGCATTTAATGACACTCAAGAATGGCTCTATGATAGAGTTTTGTTATGCTGAGAGTGATAACGATGTTATTAGATACCAAAGTAGGGAGTGGGACTGGCTTGCCATTGACGAGCTTACGCACTTCTCACAGTTTCAGTGGTCGTATTTACTCTCAAGGCTCAGAACGTCAAAGCCTGGAGTTAACACAAAATTCTTCGCTGCTACTAACCCTGGAGGAAGAGGACACTGTGTACCTTTTGGAGATGTTTTAACAAAAGAGGGTTGGGTGCCAATAAAAGATGTTAAGGTTGGAGATAAGGTTATGACCCTTTTAGAGGACAACTCTGTTGGATATGTAAAAGTAGACCAGAAAATGGAAGAAGACTACGAAGGAAAGTTGTATGTTTCTGACTCTCCAAATGCCGAGTTCACCTGCACTCCGAATCATAAGATAGTTAGAGTGACCGAGACTAAGAATAAGAGTGGGAGGGTATTCCATGAGCCAACCTTAATAGAGGTAAAAGACTTAAAGGGGGTTACTAGGTTGCCAAAGATTGGGGAATGGAAGGGAGAAAGTCCTGAGTTCTTTGAGCTAAAAGACGTCAACCATAGAAAACTAAAACATCCACAACCACTAAAATTAAAGTTCGCTGATTACTGTGAGTTCATGGGGTGGTTTTTATCAGAAGGTTCTACTATGGACGGGGATTGTCGGATTATGATTTCGCAGAGTAAGCCAGATGAGAGAAAGGCTATTAGAGACTTGCTGAATAGGTGTAGTTTCCACTATAAAGAAACTGGTGTAGACTTTGTATTTTATAGCCCTGCCTGGAAGTACTATCTAAGTCAGTTTGGAAACTCTAGGGAGAAGTTTGTTCCCCAGGAAATAAAGAACTCTAGTAGAGAGCTACTGAGGATATTCTTTGATGCAATTATGCTTGGAGATGGGGATAAGGCTGGTAGGTATTACACCCTATCTGATAGGTTGGCTAGTGATATGGAGGAAGTGGGCCTGAAACTAGGATATAGAACGAGGAGAACCTCTAGGCTTAGGAAAAACAGAAAGTATGTCTCCCATCAGGTGCAATTTAAGAAGAACAGGTTAGGCTGGTTAGAAAAGAAAAACATAAGAACAGAAGATTTTTCTGGGAAAGTATACTGCATAGGAATAAACAATCTTCATAGGTTCTATCTAAGACAAAATGGAACAGTTTATTTATCAGGGAATTCCTGGGTAAAGGAAAGGTGGGTGGTTAAGAATTGCCAAGATGAACACTATAAGCCTAGTGATTACGACTTTGTACCAGCGGGAGTGTTGGAAAACCCGTATATCATGCAGAGTAACCCAGACTATATAGAGAATCTTAAAATGTTGCCAGAGAAGGAAAGAAAGGCACTACTGGAAGGTAACTGGGATATATTTGAGGGGGTGTTTTTCCCAGAGTGGAGCCCAGGTAAGCATATTGTAGACGATTTTGATGTTCCAGAGGATTGGCAGTTGATTATGGGTTGGGACGATGGTACAAGAGAAGCGAGAGCAGTTTACCTTTGTGCGATAGACCCAGACCAGAAAGTGTGGTGTATTTGGGAGTATTACAAAGCAGGCGAGAACCTTGCCCAGGCTGCGGAGATAATTCGCTCTAAGTTAAAGGATGCTGGATATTGGGGGAGGATTTACAAGTGTGTAGTAGACCCTAGTATGAAGCGAGAGGACAGTCAGACGGGTATTAATAGTGTAGAAGTGCTAGAAGGAATGGGGTTTGGGTTTAAGGTTGGAGCTGTAGAGTTGGGTAATAATGATAGAGTAGAAGGTTGGAGAATAATGAAAAGCTACATGATGCACAAGCCCTACGAAGAGCCCATGTTGAAATTCTTTAGAAGTTGTTCTAATATAATAAGGACTCTGCCTCAGTTGATATATTATCAGCCGAAGTCGAGTGCGAGTAGTAAGAAGGAGGATTTAGATACTACGCAAGAAGACCACGGCCCAGACGCTGTTAGGTATCTGCTTATGTCGCTAGATAGACTTCCTTCACGGTTCGAGAATAATACTTTTCTACAAGTTAAGCGTAGGAAGTATTCGCCTGTGTCTAGGTATTAATTAATTTTTAATAGTAGTAGCATGAGTAAATACCAAGCGTATTTAGCCGATAACTGGAAGAGACCAGAGCCATTTGCAGTGGACTGGGACTACGAGTTAATCGGAGATAAGTTAAGAGCAGAGTTTGACGTGTACTTTGCAGAGCAGGAAAAAGCTGCTGGTGCAGGGAAAGGAAGAACGCAGCAATTATTTAAGGGCGAGGTTGTAAAGAAGTTTATGATTTCCAAGAGGATTAATTTAGTAGACGACCCAAGTAATGGGAACCTAAAGTCTGTGTTTGTACTAAAGCCAGGCGAAAAGAAAACTATTGATGGTAGAGCTAAAGTGAGTCTTGCTTCAAGATTTGAGTATATAGAGAGGAAAGACAGAGAGGGCAAAGACTTAGACCCACTTGGGTTTATTAAGTTCGATTTAATAGAGGGAGACCCAGCAGAAGAGATTAAGAAGGCAGCAACTTTCCAAGTTGGTGGAAATGATATAGAATATTTTGAAGAGAGTGCAAAACCACAAGAAGTAGAAGTTGAGGTAAAAGCAGAAGATTTTAAGTGTCCAGAG